CATTGTATTCTATGTTTTGATTCGTCTCTCATATGTGGATCATAGTTTCTAAAATCAAATTCTAATTCACCACCTTTGTATTCTGATCCATCTGTTAATTGACAAGTCATAGATAATTTTCTAATTTTTCCGTGTTCTGGGTGATTAGGATCTTTTCGATCATAAGGTTTATGCCAACTATCACAATGCCAATCATAATATTGATTTAATTTATATTTTGTAAACTGACAAGATTCTGATCTATCCCAATCAAAATTCCAACCAGCAGCTTCATTTGCTTTATGAACATATGGATGTAATTCTTTATATATCCAAGTATCATTTAACCATACCAAATCTGATTTTCTTTTTTTCTGTATATTTTTAATATCTTCTTTTGATAAATCTCTATCACCATAGCCACCTGTTCTAGCCATCTCCTCTTTTTGTTTATTAGCATAAGCTATAACATCATCACAAAATCTAGGTGTTAATACACCAGTAAAATACCAGTAATAATTAAATATATTCATATGTTATAGTTTGTACGAAATTTAAACTATCCTTTTGATTGTTAGTTAAGTAATACATATTAGTTGATGGAAACATAATAAATTTATTATTGGTAAGTTCTATGTCCCAACTTCTACCTTTACGTCTGTTATCTTCATAGTGTACTCGCACATTACAATCTTTGACGTTTACACCATATAATAATGTAAAGTCTGGTGAGTTTCGTAGATCTACTGGATCTATATTTAATAAAGGAATTGTTGTCTCTTGAGGCTTATACATATTACCCCATGTTTCTTTGTTAATTAAAGAAACACCATACTCAAGACCAACATGTTCTCTTAGATATGTATTTAACATATCCCAAGTTCTTGAAAATGGAAGAGGTGAATCTGTAATATTTGAATTTATTATATCTTTTTGTAATTTATCTCGGTCAATGTCCCAATTTTTAGGCATTGCCACATCACCATAATATAGAGCTTGTTCAGATAATACTTTCTTTTGCATACCACATACCTTTGTAATTTACGTTAATCTGTCTGTCAAGTCCCAAGACTGACCTTCTTCATTCCAAACATAATATTTTTCTGCAGTCTTTTCTTCTTCGGTTAACTCAGGAGCATCACCTATTGGTGATTTCCACGTTGCAGTTGCAACATCTTTTACCCACGATGCATATGGTTTTTTAGGCCAAAAGATTTGATTATCTTCATCCCATTCAAAACCAATACCTGCGTAATTACCTCTAAATGCTTTTGAGTTATCACCAGAATTATGTGTATTAGCTCTTGTATTGTAAGATGTTTGAATCCACATTTCTGCAGGCCAGTTATTATGTAGTTGTAAATATTCTTGTCCTACTCTTTCATCTTCAACACCATCAGCATTTAACATATCACCATTATTTAGAGTTAATACTGATATAACTTTTCCGTTAGCTCCTAGTTTTGCAAAATGTGCCATAATGTTTCTCCTTATATATTAATTTTAATTACCATTCAACTATTGAAATTTGTACCTTATTATTACTACACCAGATCCTCCATTACCACCAAGATTACCTTCTCCAGATGCTCCTGAAGCACCACCTCCTCCACCACCTGTATTATCAGTTCCAGCAACTCCTGCATTTCCACCATCTGGTCCACCATCACCTCCGCCACCGGTTCCACCTGCACCTTGTGAACTCGCAGGTCCATCTTCCCAACTAGCTCCACCACCGCCACCAGATCGTGCAACACTTGAACCTGTTATTTCAGAACTTACTCCAGCTCCACCATCACCACCTTTTGAGCTAGAACCATTTCCACCAACTGCACTAGCTCCACCACCACCACCTGAAGAATACGCAGGTGATGGACCAGCAGTACCACCGTTAGTTCCTTGAGCAGGTGTAACAGGAGGAGTATTTCCACTTCCATTACAACTTGGTCTATAATAACTTGCACCTCCCCCTGATCCACCACTACCAGCAATCCTTGATGGACTTGGAGAACCGTTTCGGTTTGATGCTCCTCCACCACCACCTGCTGATGTAATAGATGAAAAGGTTGATGGACTACCATTTTTAAATGAACCACATGGATCATTTGTGACTGGCAAAGCTGTTGCACCACCACCGACTGTTATTGGAAAAGCTGTAGCTGTTACTGTAATTCTATTTCCAGGTGTTGGATACCCATCAAGGGGACTAGCTGTGTATGGTGTTACTGGTGATTTTGTTTCTCTGTATCCACCAGCACCTCCACCACCTCCTGAAGTTGCAGCACTATCTGTTCCTCCAGCACCACCACCACCAACCACTACATAAGAAACAAGATTATTTGCAGCACAAGGATGAACTTGATTAACTGTAAATGTTCCTGGTCCAGTAAAAGTATGAATTTTATCATTACCACAAGTTGTTATTGTTCCTCCAGTTGCTGTTATAAATTCAGTTGCTCTTTCATTTGATGTTGAATCCATTGTATTAATCCAACCTTGTGTTGAATCAACAAATACAAATGTAACTGATTGACCTTCTGTTTGTAAAAGCACATCTGCGTTTACACCACCAATTTTATTTGATCCGTTTGGTGAAACGGTTAAAGAGTTTGAATCCCAAGTACCTGCATAATCTGCAAGTGAAACTATTGCTCCAGCAACACCTGCTGGTAAATTAACTGTAAAACCACCAGATGTTGTATTACAAAAATATCCTTCACCACTAGCAGCTGTGAATGTAGATGTTTTAATTGAACTTGTTTGCCAATCAACAGTTCCTGTTCTACCAAAACCTGTCTGCGTTCCATTGTTAGTGATTGTTGCACCAGCAGGAATAGTAATAGTGTCACCACTATCTCCTAACTGAACTGTGCCACAATTTGTTCTTGGACTAATTTTATTTACTTTTATTTCACTCATAATTTACCTATTGAAATTTGTATCTTATCATTACTATACCTGATCCTCCAGCTAAACCTACTCTTGGTACAGGCGTTGGAGATAAAACACCACCTCCTCCACCACCACCGGTGTTATCTGTTCCTGCTGTCCCTGTAGAAGTATTGGTAGTGCCTTTTCCACCACCACCTACAGCTGAAGCGTTAGTAAGACAATTATTAGATGCTCCACCTCCACCACCTGCAAAAAATCTTGCTGGTGAAGGTCCTGGAGTTCCAAAACTAGAGCAATTTAAAATTAATGTTCCTACTCCTGTTCCACCGACTCCTAAACTAGCAGGACTTGGTGCAGGTCCAGGTGTTCCAGCTGTGCCGGCTGCTCCAGCTCCGCCTCCAGCACCTGATGCAGTCCCACCACTAGAGTGACCGCCTGTTCCTCCATTTTGTCCTTGAGCGGGAGTAACTGGAGGAGTGTTACCTGTTCCTCCTGGATAAGTAGCACTCCCTGAAGATCCTCCACCACCGCCAGATCCACCATTTCTACCAGGAGCATTAGATACATTACAAGGTGAATTACCACCTCCACCTCCACCACCGCCAGCAGATGATATTGTTGAAAAACTTGAAACTGAACCATTTCCACCAAAAGTGGGAGTAGGGCTAGGTGCTCCACCTCCACCAACTGTAATTGGATAAGCTTGTGCTGTTAATGTAATTGCTGCAGCAGGAGATGCCCCTAACGGAGATGCTGTATAACAAGTTGCTGTACCAGGAGATTCTCTAAATCCTCCTGCTCCACCTGCACCAGCAGCATAACCCCCTGGATCTCCACTTCCTCCAGCACCACCTCCAGCTACTACTACATAATCAGCGTTATTATTAGGAGAGCTAGTTGCTAAACTATTAACTGTAAAATTACCTGGGCCTTTAAATACTGCTACTTTATAATCTCCACAAGTTACTATCGTATTACAAGAACCACTAACTGATGCACAAACAAAAGATTCTCCAACAAAACCTGTTCCTTCTTCAATTGGAATCCAACCCTCTGTTGCGTCTACATAAACTAAAGTTAAACTTAAATTATTTGTTGATAAAGCTTTATTTGCTGCTGTCCCATTTAAATTAGAACCATTTCTACCAATTGTTAAATTAGCTGTTCCAAAATTTCCATTATAATCTTTAAGACCTACAATATCTCCTGCACTTGGTGAAGACGGCAGTGTTAAAGTAAAGGCACCGCTTGCTGCTGTGTCACAAAAATATCCTTCTCCTGATGTAGCTGTAAAATTAGCAGTTTTTTTAGTTGTTTGCCAATCAACAGCACCATTTCTCCCAAAACCTGTTTGCGATGCACCTGATGCTAAAGCAACAGTTTTTCCACATCCACCTACAGTTAATGTAGATCCTGATTCTGTTGTTATTGTATTTACTTTAATTGTGCTTGTCATAATTATTGAAATCTATACCTTATTATTACTACACCAGAACCACCAGTGCCACCATTTTGTGTTCCTGGATCAGAGTCATGACCACCGCCACCGCCACCGCCGCCTCTATTAGTTGTACCATTTCCTGCATTTGGTCCACCTACAGCACCTGTTCCGCAAGGACTTGCTGCACCTGTAACTTGACCTCCTGGAGCAGCATATTTTCCTCCTCCAGCACCGCCTGCATAAGCTACAGGAGAGCCTGTAATATTTGTCGTTGCTCCTACTCCTCCTGCACCCATTGTTGTGGCTGGATCACTTCCTGATCCATCGCCTCCAGCTCCAGTTGCTCCACCACCTCCGCCAGATCTATTTTGACCTGAACTACCTCTACCAATACCACCTGGTTGTCCTTGTGGTGGATTTACTGGTGGAGTATTTCCCGCTGGATTAACATTGCAAGAAGGTGAATCATTTGAATTTCCACCACCTGAACCACCTGCTAAACCTAGAGTATTGTTTGGAGAAGCTGTTGGTCTAGCACCTCCACCGCCACCACCAGCTGATGTAATTGTTGAAAAAGTTGAAACTGCTCCAGAACATCCTCTATCATGATTACTTGATCCTCCGCCTCCGCCAGCACCGACTGCGATTGGATAACCTTGTACTGAAATTGGTAATGCTGCTGCTGGAGAAGTACCTAAAGGACTTGCCGTATAACAAGTCGTTGATCCTGGAGATTCTCTGTAACCTCCAGCGCCTCCGCCACCACCCATACAATAACCACCGCCACCACCGCCAGCTACTACTAAATAATCTACTGTATTTGAAATTCCTGGCGTACCAACTTGT